AGATGATACTAATAAAACATATGACTTAAGTAAGACTAAACAAAAAGAAGAGTTTGAAAAAGCTAGACTAAAAATGTATCAAAAAAGAATGGATATGGTAAATGAAGCTAATGCTATGTATAAACTTGCTGATTCAGAAAAATATCTAGAATATTATCCAGACGAAAGAAATAATCTTAATCAAGCGCCAACGTCCGACAAGCCAGGTGTTCAATTTCCTTGGCAAGAAGAATTATATAAGACAACAGGTGTTCCTGGATCAGATGAAAGAGCTGGTTTTATAGGGTCAATTAACGAGAAGTACGATTAATGTCGAAAAAATTTAAAGATACTAAAGTAGGTAAATTTTTATCTAATGCAGCTCCTGGCATATTAAACACTGTAGGCGATGTATTACCTAACAATGGTGTTATGGGTTTAGTAAAAAATCTTATACATAAAGAACAGGCTTTACCGCCAGAAGATAAAGAAAAAGCTTTATTATTATTACAACAAGATATAGTTGAAATGCAAGAAATAAGTAAACGTTGGTCTAGTGACATGGCATCAGACTCATGGTTAAGTAAAAATACAAGACCAATGACACTTATATTTTTAACTGTGTCTTTAATTGTTTTAATACTTTTAGACAGCGGTAATATAGGTTTTGGAGTTGATAATACTTGGGTAGATTTATTAAAATCTTTACTTATAACAGTTTATGTAGCATACTTTGGTTCACGAGGGGTGGAAAAATTCAAAAAAATAGGTGATAATAAATAAGAGTATTATATTAATTAAATCCAATTAAATGAAAAATTTATTATTAAGTGTATTAATGCTATTTAGTATTAGCATCCAAAGTCAAGACTTGAGCAAAAAATTAAAAGGAGTTTGGTCAAGTGACACAACAAGTTATTATGTAGTTATACTGCATAACGGCAAAGAGTTTAAGTTTGTTAATTTCTCTTTTACAGATAATAACACTGTAACAGAGACTGTGGTTGAACAAAAAAAAGACTACGTTAAAACAAGAATTTATAACTCTAAAAATAAATGGGAAGTGTTTTTAACCTATAAACATGTAGACCAAAACACTTTATCAGTGAAATTTGAAGGAAGCACTAATAGAACTTCTATATATAAAAGGCACTGGATAATGACAAATTAAATTAAATAAAATGGAAAAAGTAAAAGAAATTACTAAAGAAGAATTAAAAAAAGTAAGAGACTTTCAGTCTAAACTTTTTGAACTAACACAACAAATAGGATTAGCAGAAACTCAAAAACATGCTATACTTCATGAAATAGCAGGAGTTAATCAAGACCAAGATGTTGTAAAAAAAGAATTAGAAAATAAATACGGTTCTATAAATATAAATTTAGAAGACGGAACTTATACTGAAAATCAAGAAAATGAATAATGTAGTTAGAAAAATCAGCATTGGTTCTGATTATAAAAATGATGCTATGCATTATTCTGTAGGTCAACAAGTTTATGGTGGTCATGAAATATCTCATATACTTTTAGACACAACTGATAATTCATATAACATACATATAAAGAAAAATAACGAGGTATTGCCGTGGAAGAAATTTAACTCTAACATGGCTATATCTATAGAGTATGATTTAGAATATTAATGAATAGTATATATGATTTTATTATAGAACCTGTAGGTGATAGGTATGATAATAAAAAAACAGTAGGCGGTAAAGATTTAATACTTAACACTAAAGTTGAGTCTTGGAAATTTGTTAATAGATTAGCAAAAGTTGTAGCGTTGCCAATAGCTTTGAAAACTCCTATAAAAAAAGGTGATACTATAATTGTTCATCAAAACATATTTAGAAGATTTTACAATATGAAAGGTGAACAAAGCAACAGTAGATCTTATTTTAAAGATAATATGTATTTTGCTGCTATTGATCAAATATATTTATATAAACACGATACAGAGTGGTTATCTTTTGGAGATAGGTGCTTTGTAATGCCTATTAAAAATTCTAATGATCTAATCAACAGAAAAGAAGATCCTAGTATTGGAGTGCTTAAAATTAGTAATAATAAACTAGAAGCATCTAATATTAAACCAGGAGACACTATAGGTTTTGTTCCAGGTGCTGAATGGGAATTTATTGTAGACGACCAACGTCTTTATTGTATGAAATCAAATGATATTGTAATTAAATATGGAAATAAAGAAAACCAAGAAGAGTATAATCCTAGCTGGGCAAGTCGCAGTTGAAGAATTAATAAAGGTAGCTAAAGAACCTATTGTTGACTCTGATGATGATATATCTGCTGATAGACTTAAAAATGCTGCAGCTACAAAAAAGCTTGCTATATTTGATGCTTTTGAAATTTTAAATAGAATACAAGAAGAAGAAGATATAATTGAAGGTAAAATAGAAAACGAAACTAAGAAACCTAAACAGTTTAAAGGTTTTGCTGAAGGAAGATCTAAGTAATGTACGAGCAAACTTTATATAAAATACTAGACGATCATATAAAACCTAAAATAATAAAACAATTAAATAGGTATAAAAAATGGGAGTATGGTTATAACGCAGAACATGATGTTATTGTTATTTCAAAGACTGGTAAAATAGGTGAAATATATAACATTCAAGGACTTAAAATAGCATTGCCTTTAGAAGAGAACGTTCATAAGTTTAAAGAAAATAAATGGACAGTTTTTGAATATCCTAAAGTTTTAAAAAAAATAAAAACAGTATTCGACTGGAGAGAATATCCAGAAGATTTTAAAGAGCAATGGTATGAATATATTAATGAAGAATTTAGAAGGCGTGAAGAAGGTTTCTGGTATATTAACAAAGATAAGCCTACTTACATTACTGGCAATCATTATATGTACTTGCAGTGGAGTAAGATTGACGTTGGGCAGCCAGACTTTCGAGAGGCAAACCGTCTCTTTTTCATATTCTGGACCGCAGTACACGCTGATGCAAGGTGTTACGGTATGTGCTATCTCAAGAATAGACGTTCAGGCTTTTCGTTTATGGCGTCCGGAGTTACAGTGGATATGGCGACCATATCAAGCGACTCACGTTTTGGGATATTGTCCAAATCTGGCTCCGATGCTAAGAAGATGTTCACCGATAAGGTTGTACCAATATCCGTTAATTATCCATTCTTTTTCAAACCGATCCAGGACGGTATGGACCGCCCAAAGACCGAACTCGCATACAGAGTACCAGCGTCCAAGTTCACAAGAAGATCAATCGTATCAACCGAGCAGACCGAGGATCTCACCGGGTTGGACACCACGATCGACTGGAAAAACACGGGGGACAACGCCTACGATGGAGAGAAACTCAGGCTCCTCGTCCACGACGAATCAGGTAAATGGGAACGCCCGAACAATATTCAAAACAACTGGCGCGTTACGAAAACCACCCTTAGATTAGGTAGTAGAATTATCGGTAAGTGCATGATGGGATCAACATCAAATGCTTTAGATAAAGGAGGCGCGAATTTTAAAAAATTATTTTATGACTCAGATGTCACAAAAAGAAATGCAAATGGACAGACACGTTCAGGACTCTATTCTTTGTTCATTCCTATGGAATGGAATTACGAAGGATACATTGATTCTTACGGTTATCCTGTCTTCGACTCACCAAAAGACCTTGTTAAAGGCCCTCACGGAACACCGATTACAATTGGAGTCATTGAATACTGGCAAAATGAAGTTGATGGTTTAAAACAAGATCAAGATGCTTTAAATGAATTTTATAGACAATTTCCAAGAACTGAAGAGCATGCTTTTAGAGATGAGGCTAAATCTTCTTTGTTTAATTTAACTAAAATATACGAACAAATAGACTGGAATGCAGATATAAAAAGATCATCTGTTGTAACACAAGGAAGTTTTCAATGGACAGGAGGTATTAAAGATACTACTGTTATATTTGTACCAAATAAAAACGGAAGATTTTTTGTTTCATGGGTTCCACCTAAAAGATTACAAAATAATGTAATAAGTAAGTTAGGCAATAAATATCCTGGTAATGATACTTTAGGAGCTTTTGGTTGTGACAGTTATGATATATCAGGTACAGTAGACGGTAGAGGTTCTAATGGAGCTTTGCATGGATTAACTAAATTTAGCATGGAAGACGTGCCACCAAATCATTTCTTTTTAGAATATATCGCTCGTCCACAAACAGCTGAAATATTCTTTGAAGATGTTTTAATGGCTTGTATTTTTTATGGTATGCCAATACTTGCTGAGAATAATAAACCTAGATTACTATACCATTTTAAACGTAGAGGTTATAGAGGTTTTGCAATGAATAGACCAGATAAAGTTTATAACAAACTATCTGTTACAGAAAGAGAAATAGGTGGTATACCTAACTCTAGTCAAGATATAATGCAAGCTCACGCTGCTGCTATAGAAAGCTATGTTGAAAGCTACGTTGGACTTAGAGACGACAATACATATGGAGATACATATTTTCAAAGAACATTAGAAGACTGGGCTAAATTTAATATAAACAATAGAACAACACACGATGCTTCTATTAGCTCTGGTTTAGCAATAATGGCTTGTAATAAAAATAAATATAGACCTGTTCCTCAAGTTATGAGAAAAAATTATGATTTAGGAATAAAAAAATTTGATAATAGTGGGTTATTATCTAAAATGATAGATTAAATGAGAAAAGTATATACTAACGGTAATAGCATTTTTCCTAGCCAAGTGGTTAGCGACGCTGAAAAAGCATCTTGGGAATATGGCGAGCAGGTTGCTCAAGCTATAGAGCAAGAATGGTTTAATCAAGGGAGAACAAATGGCAATAGATATCTAACCACATGGAATAATTATAATAGACTTAGATTATACGCTAGAGGCGAACAACCTACTCAAAAATATAAAGATGAACTATCTATTAATGGTGATTTGTCTTATCTTAATTTAGACTGGAAACCAGTACCTATTATATCTAAATTCGTAGATATATTATCTAATGGTATTTCTAACAAAGATTATGATATAAATGCTTTTGCACAAGATCCTGCTGCTATACAAAAAAGAACTAGTTATGCTGAATTATTAGCGCAAGATATTTTCGCAAGAGATACAATGAAACAAATAACAGCTCAACTAGGAAAAGAGCTATATAATACTAACATACCTGAAGATCAATTACCACAAACACCAGAAGAGTTAGAGCTTCATATGCAGTTGACTTACAAGCAGTCTGTAGAAATAGCAGAAGAAGAAGTTATAAACCAAGTGTTAGATTATAACAAATGGGATTTAACAAGACGTAGAGTAAACTATGATTTAGTAACTTGTGGTATTGGAGCTGTTAAAACAGATTTTAACGTATCAAACGGTATAACTGTTGATTATGTAGATCCAGCTTATTTAATATATTCTTACACAGAAGATCCAAATTTTGAAGACATATATTATGTGGGTGAATTAAAAGCGCAAACACTACCAGAAATAGCAAAACAATTTCCAAGTTTAAGTGATAATGTATTAGAAAAAATACAAGAATATCAAGGTAGTCAAGAAAGTAAATATGGTTTTGGTCAAGGAGCATGGGATTCTAATACCATTCCTTTATTGTATTTTGAATACAAAACATATAGTGATCAAGTATTTAAAATAAAAGAAACAGAAAGCGGTTTATTAAAGGCTATAGAAAAACCAGATAGTTTTAATCCACCTGAAAATGATAACTTTGAAAGAGTTGGAAGAACAATAGAAGTTTTATATAGAGGTGTTAAAGTTTTAGGAACAAATATATTATTAAGGTGGGAAATGTGTCCTAATATGACAAGACCTTTTGCTGACACTACAAAAGTAGAAATGAATTATGCAATATGCGCTCCTAGAATATATAAAGGTCGTATTGATTCTACAGTTGGTAGAATAACTGGTTTTGCAGACATGATTCAAATAACACATCTTAAACTACAACAAGTAATAGCTAGAATGGTGCCAGATGGTGTATTCTTAGATATGGATGGTTTAGCAGAGGTTGATTTAGGTAATGGTACAAATTATAATCCAGCAGAAGCTCTTAATATGTATTTCCAAACAGGTTCTGTTGTGGGTAGATCTTTAACACAAGATGGTGATATAAATAGAGGTAAAGTACCTGTACAAGAATTAGCTACAGGTTCTGGTCAAGCTAAAATACAAAGTTTAATATCTACGTATAATTATTATTTACAAATGATACGTGATGTAACAGGATTAAACGAAGCAAGAGATGGTAGTACACCAGATAAAAGTACTTTAGTTGGTTTACAAAAGCTAGCAGCACAAGCTTCTAATATAGCTACAAAACATATTAATAACGCTAGTTTATATTTAACGTTAAGAATATGTGAAAATATATCTAAGAAAGTTAATGACATGTTAGATTATCCTCTAACTGCTAACGTATTAAAACAAAGTATATCTATATTTAATACTGAAACGTTAAGAGGTTTAGAACAAATTAATTTACATGACTTTGGTATATTCTTAGATCTTGAGCCAGATGAAGAAGAAAAAGCAATGTTAGAACAAAACATACAGGTGGCTTTATCAAGTGGTGGTATTGATTTAGAAGATGCAATAGAAATACGTCAAATACGTAATTTAAAGCTTGCTAACCAAATGTTAAAAATGAAACGTAAACGTAAGTTACAACGTGAAAGACAAATGCAAGCTGAAATGTCTCAACAACAAGCACAAGCAAACGCTCAAGCTAGTCAAGCTGCAGCAGAGGCTGAAGTACAAAAACAACAAGCTTTAACATCTGAAAAAGTAAACTTTGAGCAAGCTAAGTCTCAGTTTGAAATACAACGTATGCAAGCAGAGGCTCAAATAAAAAGAGAATTAATGTCAGAAGAGTTTAATTATCAAGTTCAATTAGAACAAATGAAAACTCAAAGAGAATCTACAAGAGAAAAAGAAATAGAAGATCGTAAAGACAAAAGAACAAGAATAGCAGGTACACAACAAAGTACTATGATAGATCAAAGAAAAAATGATTTATTACCTACTAATTTTGAACAACAAGGGCAAATGGAAGATCAATTTCCAGTTGCTTAATTATTAATTATTTAATTATATTATATTATGGCTGAAGAAGCAAAAGAACCTGTAAAACAGGAGGGTGACTTTAAAATAAAGTCAAAACCAAAAAGTAAAAAACCAAAACAACTAGCTAAATCTGATAAAGAAGTAGCTAAAATTGATTTATCTAAACCAGAAGCACAAGGCGAGGTACAACCAGCTGTTGCTAAAATGGATTTAACTAAAGAACCAGAAAAAGTTGTAGAAGAAAAACCAATTGTTGAAATTAAAGAAGAAACTTTTACTGAAACTAAAGAAGAACCTTTTACTGAAATTATTGAAGAAGTAACTGAAAAAGTTGAAACTACTCCAATACAGAAAAAAGAACCTTTAATTGAAACTCCTAAATTACCAGAAAATATTGAAAAGCTGGTTAAGTTTATGGACGATACAGGTGGTACAGTATCTGATTATGTAGAACTAAATAGAGATTATAGTTCTTTAGATGATAAGCAGGTATTACAAGAATATTATAAAAAAACTAAACCACATCTAGACAGTGAAGATATAGGTCTATTATTAGAAGATTATCAATACGATGAAGATTTAGATGAGGCAAAAGATATACGAAGAAAAAAACTAGCTTACAAAGAAGCTGTTGCTCATGCTAAAAATGATCTAACTAAATTAAAAGATCAATACTATGCTGATATAAAAAACAGACCTGGAGTTAATCCAGAACAACAAAAAGCTACAGATTTTTTTAATCGTTACAACAAACAGCAAGAAACTATAAAGCAGTCACAGGAAATTTTCCAAAAACGTACTAATGATTTGTTCGGATCAGAATTCAAAGGTTTTGATTATTCTGTCGGAGACAAAAATTTTAGATACAAGGTAAAAGATCCGGGGCGTGTTGCAGAGGCTCAAAGTAATATTGAAAATTTTGTTAATAAATTTATTGACAATAATGGAAATATTTCTGATGCAGCTGGTTACCACAAAGCTTTATATGCTGCGATGAATGCGGACAAGCTAGCTTCTCATTTTTATGAGCAAGGTAAAGCAGATGGTGTTAAAACTATCGTTAAACAATCGAAAAATCCGGCTACAGACACACCTAGGCAGGTTGCCAGTGGAGATGTTTTTGTGGGTGGAATGAAGGTAAAGTCTATTAGTGGATCTGATTCATCAAAATTGAAAATAAAAAAACGAACATTTAACAATTAAAATTTAGAAAAAATGGCTTTAAACCCACAATTTGGTACTATAATACCAAGTCAACAACAAGAGCTTTTACAATCTAACTATTTACAGTGGACAGATGCTGGAGCTGCTAACTTTGCAGATTTTGCACAGCAGTATTTACCAGAAATCTACGAAGCTGAAGTTGAAAGATATGGTAACAGAACCTTATCTGGATTCTTAAGAATGGTTGGAGCAGAGCTTCCAATGACAAGTGACCAAGTAATTTGGTCAGAACAAAACAGATTACACATTGCTTATGATGTACCAGCTGCTAACGTAGTTGCAGGACCTCCAACAGTATTAACACTGCCAGGAACTGTATCAAACGTTGTATCAGCTAGAGCTACAGTAGTTATCTTAGATAACTTTGGTGGTGAAGTAAAATGTTTAGTAGTAGCTTCTACACCTGGTGTAGGTGGTACTATAACAGTTGAACCTTACACGTCTACTTGGGCTGCTGCTGGATTAGTAGGAGATCTTAAAATATTCGTATACGGTTCTGAATATGCTAAAGGATCAGTTACTTTAAATAGTAACGGTGGTGCTTCTACACTAGCGAACAATGAGTACGTAAGTGTTGAACCTGCTTTCACACAATTTAGTAACAACCCTATTATCATCAGAAACAAATACACAGTAAATGGATCTGATACAGCTCAAATCGGCTGGGTAGAAGTTGCTACTGAAGATGGAACTGGTGGATACCTTTGGTATTTAAAATCTGAATCTGAAACAAGATTAAGATTTGAAGATTACCTAGAAATGATGTGTGTTGAATCAGAAGTTACAGCAGCAGGTTCTGCAGTTGCTTTAGGTGCTTCAGGCGCTATAGGTTCTCAAGGTTTATTTGCAGCTATCGAAGATAGAGGTAATGTACAAGTTGGATTCTCTGCTGCTACAGGTATTGGAGATTTCGATGGTATTCTTAGAAACTTAGATACACAAGGTGCAATTGAAGAAAACATGTTATTCTTAGACAGATCTACGGCTCTTGACTTTGATGATATGCTTGCAGGAATTTCTGCAGGATTCAATGGTGGTACTGCTTTTGGATTATTTGAAAACTCAGAAGAAATGGCTTTAAACTTAGGTTTCAGCGGTTTCAGAAGAGGTTCTTATGACTTTTACAAAACTGATTGGAAATACTTAAACGACGCTTCAACTCGTGGTGGAATGGTAGGACCTCAGTCTATTGAAGGAGTATTAATTCCAGCAGGAACAACAACTGTTTACGATCAAATTTTAGGAACTAACATCAGACGCCCTTTCTTACACGTAAGATATAGAGCTTCACAAACTGATGATAGAAGAATGAAATCATGGTTAACAGGTTCTGTTGGTGGTGCATTTACTTCAACTCTTGATGCTATGGAAGTAAACTTCCTATCAGAAAGATGTTTAGTAACTCAAGCTGCTAACAACTTTGTATTATTCAAAGGAGTGTAATAACTCAATACTAATGTAATTTTTACCCTCGTTATATCAACGGGGGTAATTATTACTTTTATAAACTATTTAATTATATTATATTATGGCTAAAAAAGCTAAAGCAGAAGAAATTATTGAGGTTGCTCCTCAAGAGGTTGCAGTGAAAGCTGCGCCAAAAAAACCAGCTAAACCAAGCTGGGAAATAAAAGATAGAACTTATTTACTTAAAGGAAGTAAATCACCTTTAACTTTTACAATACCAAGCAAACATACTTTAAGACATCCAATGTTGTGGTTTGACAATAAGACAAATGAACAAAGAGAATTAAGATACGCTACTAACATGAATAGTCCTTTTCGTGACGAACAAAAAGGTGAAGTAACTTTAGGTCATATTACGTTTGTTGATGGAACTTTAAGTGTTCCAAAAGAAAAAACAGCTTTACAAAAGTTATTATCTATATATCACCCAATGAAAGATTTGAAGTATACTGAACATAAACCTGTTAGTATAGCACAAGATGAACTTGAAGATATTGAATGGGAAATTGAAGCATTAAACGTTGCTAGAGATATGGATATTGATTTAGCAGAAGCTATTGTAAGAGTAGAATATGGTTCAAAAGTAAATAAAATGTCTTCAAAAGAATTAAGAAGAGACTTATTATTACTTGCTAAAAAGAACGCTAGATTGTTTATGTCTCTTGCTGCTGATGAAAACGTGCAGTTAAGAAACTTTGCAATTAACGCGGTAGAACATAACATTATAAGAATATCACCAGACCAAAGATCAATTCATTGGGCTAGTAATGATAGAAAATTAATGACTGTTCCATTTGATGAAAACCCTTACTCAGCTATTGCTGCGTGGTTTAAAACAGATGAAGGAGTAGAAGTATTTAAGTCAATAGAAAAAAGACTAAAATAATAATAACAAGGGCGGATTCGTCCGCCTTTTTATTAAAACACAAATATAATGGTAAACGTTAACACAGTATATCAAACGGTATTATTAATCCTTAATCAACAACAAAGAGGTTATATAACTCCTGATGAGTTTAATAAAATTGCTACGCAAGCTCAACTTACTATGTTTGAAGCTTATGCTAGTGACTTAAACCAACAATATCGTTTACCGAGTAATGATACAGAGTATTCAGATAGAGTAAAAAACATTGAACAAAAGTTACAATTTTTTCAAAAAAATACTGTAATACCTTATGATGCAGTTAATTCTAATTTTCCTTTATTAAACACTAGTGATCCTGATCAACCGGTTGTTATAGGAACTACAAATGTTTTATATAGATTAGGTTCTGTATTTTACAAAGACACAGATTTAGGTCAATATACTCAACCAAATGAGTTAAGACAATTATTACTTTCCCCTTTAACTCAACCTACAGAAAACTTTCCAATATATACTTACGTAGAAGACGTAGTTAAAGTATATCCTAACACTATAACTAATGATATATCTATATCATATTTAAAAAAGCCTAACAATGTTCTTTGGGGTTTTACAACTAATAGCGTAGGTGCTTTTATATATGCTGTAGGTACTTCAGTTCAATTTGACTTAGACGTTACTGATCAAGATGAATTAATAATGAGAATACTTGCTTACGCAGGTGTTATAATACAAGACCCAACTATTATACAAACAGCTTCACAAGCTGTAGCTAACGTAGATGCAAACGAAAAAAGTTAATAAGATATGGCAATACCAAATGGTGGATTAATCACCGAAACAAATCAACAATATTACGCGGGCGCGCAGGGTTTTACAGTAACAGATATCGCAGGACAAAGTGATTTTACATTCACTTTTAATACTAATTTAATATTAGGTGATTATGATCCTGCCAATGCTGATTATGCTTTAAATAATTTTAAACTATACTCTAGTGTAGATGGTATAACTTATGTAGAATATATATTATCTTACAGTGTTGATAGGAATATTGTTTCTTTAGCAGCTCCACTACCACAGAATAACATATTAGTATGTCAATTAAAAACAATTGATGGTGGTAGCTTTGGTAATAGAGATGCATATGGCGTTACTACGGAGCAAAATTATGGAAGTTATAGTTATGTAACATTAAAAGACATTGTTAATAATTTTATAGTTGGATTTGTTGGAAAAGACAAATTAATATCAGATGCTAAAAGAACTGATATAATATTTCACGCAAAACGTGGTTTACAGGAATTTAGTTATGATACTTTAAAATCTGTAAAATCTCAAGAATTAAATATACCTCCAAGTCTTTCTGTTATATTACCACAAGACTATGTTAATTATGTTAGGGTTTCGAGAATAGATGCTTTAGGTGTTAAAAGAATTATATACCCATCAAACAATTTAACTATATCTCCTTATGAAAATCCAGTACAAGATAATTTAGGTAGTCCAACTCAAGATAACTTTGGTGAAAATACAGAAGGAACTTCATTAACTGAAATGAAATGGAAAAGAGGTAATACTAATTTAATAAATGGATTACCATCTTTTGGTCTTTATAACGAAGGTTTAGACTGGGCAGGTTATAACTGGGGTTTTGGTGGTTACTGGTATTGGGGCTGGGGAGAACAATATGGAATGTCTCCGCAATATGCTCAATATAACGGATGGTTTAACATGAATGAAAGAGAAGGTAAAATATCTTTCTCAAGTAATTTAGTAGGTGCTTTAATTGTATTAGAATACATCTCTGATGGCCTTGCTTACGATTTAGATAGTAGAATACCAAAACTAGCAGAAGATGCTTTATATACTTATATTTCTCATGCTATAATTTCTACTAGAATTAACCAACCTGAGTACATTGTTCAAAGACTTAGACAAGAAAAAAGTGCTAAATTAAGAAATGCTAAAATAAGATTATCAAACATTAAACTTGACGAAATAGTTCAAGTAATGAGAGGTAAATCTAAATGGATAAAACGATAACACATGCCAAAAATAACTAATACGTTTCTAAAGTCTAAAATGAATAAAGACTTAGATTCTAGAATATTACCAAGTGGCGAATATAGAGATGCTCAAAATCTACAAATAAGTAGATCACAAGGATCAGAAGTAGGAGAGTTTGAGAACATATCAGGTAATACTGAATTAAGAAATTTATATACTGGCGAAAGTAGTAAATTTATAGGTCAGTTTACAAATGAAACATCTGGTGATATATTTCTTTATAGCTCTAGTTTTACAGAAGATAGTATATGTCCTAGAGATACTGTAGTTTATTTTGGAGGATTTGTAGGTGGTAGTAGTAATATTTTTACAATAGAAAATTCTTTAGGTACCCAAATTGATCCTAGTGTTTTAGGCATAGAAATAGGTATGTTACTTTGGGGAAATTCATGGGGTCCATCTGGTTTACCTTCTGGAGCCAACGGTTTTGAAAATGATGTTTTAGTTGAAAATATAACTTCATTTCCTAGTGGAGAAATTCAAGTTAACGGTCCTTTACCTGCTAGCTTACAAGTAGGTGATGAAATTTATATTGGATATAATAACACTATTCATAGATACAATCCTATTAGTGATTCTTTAGATTTATTAGTTAGAGGAGATTTTTTAAACTTTAGTCAAAAAAATAAAATAACAGGAATTAATCTTATAGATGATTTATTATTTTGGACAGACAATAGAAATCAACCTAGAAAAATAAACGTTAGTTTAGCTAACCCTCAATCTTTACCTTCACCAACTCATTACGTTAATGAAGATCAAATATCTGTAGCAAAATATTATCCATACAGAACACCTTTAGTCTTTGAAGATATCGTAAGAAGTGCAAATGGAGGAGCTCAAGCAGTAAGCCCTTTAAAAGGTTATGTTTTAAGTGTTGTAGATACTTCAGGTATAAAAATAGGTGATATAGCTACAGGTTTTCCAGATCAAGGAGATCAAGAACTATGGAACGTTATTTCAATTGAACCAAACGTTAGTGTTACAATTTATAATAACTTTAAAGATGGAGACTTTGCAGCAGGCATGTCACCTGGCACTTTTGACGGTGCAACTCAAAAAGCGCTTGTAAGTTTTAAAAGACCATCTTCAAAAAACCTTGCTAATAAAAGACAAACAAATGGTTTTGAAACCACAGCATCAGCCGCAGGAGCTGTAGTAGCCGGTAATGATATAGTATTAAATTATAGTTATTTTAATGAAGTAGATGATCAAAGCGCACAGCCAACACCAAGAGTAGGTGACTTTATAATAAGTGAAACTTTAACAGGACCAAGTGGCGTAGGTATAACTATTGCTGATGAAGTAGTCATACAAAGTATTCAAAATATCGGCCCGTCATCTGTTCCTACATCATCATTTATAACTTTACAACTCACAAAAGACGTAACGGTTAACGCTATCGGTGATGATGTAACAGTAGCTGCTAACCCAGATTACGATTCTTTATTTACAGGTGATCCTGATTTAGTTGAAGAAAAATTTATAAGATTTAGCTATAGATTTAAATTTGAAGACAATGAGTATTCTTTAGCAGCTCCTTATACACAAATATGTTTTATACCTAAACATAATGGTCTTTTTGGAGGAGGTCAAAATGAGACTCTTCAAGACATGAAAAACGCTTATGATTCAACTATTGTTGAATGGTTTACAAACAACATAGATACTGTATCTTTAAAAGTACCTTTACCAACTATTACCACTTCTACAAGTGCACAGGTAGTAAGCAATTTAATAAACGAATATAAAATAACAAACATAGAAATTTTATATAAAGAAAGCGATGCTTTGTCTACTAAAATACTAGAAAGTATACAAGTAGATGATACTATATTACCTTCTTTTTTGCAATTAATACCACAAGTAGGAAGCGGATTAAGTGGAAGAGAATGGTATTATAATTTTGATTATAAATCTATAAAAGCTTTTAGAACTTTACCAACATCAGAACAAAATAGAGTTTACGACAACGTGCCTGTTAAAGCTTTAGCTCAAGAAATAACAGCTAATAGAGTTATGTATGGTAATTTTTTACAAAAACATACTCCACCAAATGGTATTGATTACGAAATTATTAACGAAGACAAATCTGTTAATTATGATAATTACGCTCAATATCCTTATCATACTGTAAAACAAAATAGAAGTTATCAAGCAGGCTTTGTTTTAAGTGATAGATATGGTAGAGCTTCTAGTGTTGTTTTATCTACTAATGATTCTAATCCAGACTTAGCAGGTTCAACATTATACGTTCCTTATAAAACATTTGGAGAACTTGACGATCCTATTACAGACGTAACTACTTATAAGTGGTTAGGAAATGTTTTAAGATTAAAAATAAATAATGGTGTTACGCAAATAACTAACAACTCTCAAACTGGCGAACCAGGTCTTTATAAATCTTGGCGTGATAAAACTACAGATAGTGTTGCTGTTGCTACTCCAGGTACTGGTTATATTGTTGGGCAAGAAATATCATTTAATAGCGGAAATGGACAAGGTGGTGGTTTAGAGATTGAAGTTATTACTGTTGATGGAGCTGGTGGAGTTACTGGTTTAAGTATTGTACAATCAGGTGGTGGATATGTTGATGGTCAAATTCTTGATAACAATATTATAATTACAGGAACTGGTTTACAAGTGCAGGTTACTGTAAACCCTCCTAATGTTTTAGGTTGGCAGTCATACAAATTAGTTGTAAAACAACAAGAGCAAGAATATTACAATGTATATCTTCCAGGTTATATATCTGGTTATCCAATATCAACAGCGACCGATTATGGTAGAATAGCGTTTGCTTCTTTATTTGGAGATAATATAAATAAAGTACCTAGAGATTTAAATGAAGTAGGACCAACTCAAAATGAATTTAGTAGTTCAGTTGGTTTAATTGGAAGAGTTAATAACCCTAATATTAACAACAATCAAAAAGGTGGGGCTGGTAATTTTTATTATGAAAATAGAAATTACCCTTGGAATTGTCAATATTATCCAGGAAGATTAAAAGATGAAGCTGTAACTATAGGACCAGTTGGTTTTGGTGGTTTAGAATTAGCTAACTCTCCTTTTGATAGTACTTCTACAAAAGCTGCTTTTACTAATGATGCCTCAGGAAGTGGTCCTCATATACCATGGGGTAATGCTGGGGCAGTGCAAAGCTTTTATAACGTAGAACAAAACCCTTTAGCTGTTGTTGTTAAAATAGGAGCTGAAGATACTCAACCAAATTTAACACAACCAGGTTCGCCACAATTAAATACGTTAGGCGCTAAAGTTACTAACAACGGAGCTTTTCCAGTACCAGTTAATGATATTGGTTGTATGTATCCTTTTTTAAGTGTATCAGAAACAGAACCTGTAGAAAGTTTACTAGAAATATTTTATGAAACTTCTACTTCTGGAAACTTTGTAGATTTAAACGATACAGTATTAGCAGATTACGGAGGCGTAACTAAAACATCTCTTACGCTTGGTAGTTTTGATGAAGACGTTCCTAGTGGAACTGATATTATTACTTCGTTTGATTTTCAAGATTCAGCAGGTAATACGTTAACCTTAGATAGTGTTCCTATAATAACTCAAGTATTAGACTCTAATGGTAATGATGTAACAGGAATATTTAGTATAAGTGAGTCTGTTCCTACAATTTACGATAAATTTGATCTTGAAACAAACAGTTTATTTTGGTATGGATATTCTTCTGTAACTAAATCAAATCAATGGTTTGTAAGCTTTCAAACAAGTTATCAAGCTGGAGCTTTTATAGACGTATTGTCAAATGAAATAACTATTGATTTAAATAACATAGCGCCAACTATAGGAGGTTTTACACCTGCACAAACTAGCTCTGCTGATAATGGAGTACAGCAAGCATGTAGTAAACCAGGTGGCACAGTAGGTTATGATACCACAATGACAGGTGTATTTGGTCAATTTACTAATGCTAAAAACGGTTCGGCAGATGTAACTAATGAAACTCAAGACCTTTGCTACACTTTAAGTGTTACATCAGAACCTGTTGGTTCTACAGCTATATGGGCAATAAGTCAAGATGGTACTTTAAGTTTAACAAGCGGAACTCTAATTAACGGTACTTATATTTTTGAATGCACTGTTACTGATGCAGCTTCTTCTTGTGTTTTAGATGCTGGTAGCTTAGATACAACATGTGAGTATGAATTAGTATTTGGAACACCTCCAACTAATCAAGCTATATGTGCTGGACCTACGTCTGAATTAGGTTTGCTAGACACATCTTGTCCTTCATCTTTTGGTGGAACTGGTTTACCTTTAGAAGTGTTTTTTGGAGCAAATAGATTTGTTAATTCTGGTATTGCTGGAACAGCTGGGGCAAATATTGGTAGCGACACGACTACAATAATGGGTACTATAGATACAGCTTTAGGAGCTTTAGGACCTAAGTATGGTTTTACATCTAACAATGGTCTAAACTTATCTTACTATAATGTTTTGCAAGAAATTAGATATGGAGCTGATAAAACTGAATGTGTAATTTTACCAGACCCGGTGTTTACACCTGCGTACACAACAGGAGCTTTAACTCAAGGTATAATGGCTATTCAAGCTATATTAACTAAGTCAGCAACAACAGGAACCCAACATACGTACAAAACTAATTTTACAATAGTATACCGACCAACTAGTAGTGACGCATGGCAATTAGCCACTTGTTTAGTTGGTTCACCTTCTCAACCAGCGGGTGGAACTGTAGGTAATTTTAATGAATTAGAAGTTTTAGGACCTGGCGCAACAACAGCTAGTATTACATATTTTTTCCAAAATGTTGGAGAATATGCGGTTAGAAACAATGGACTTCACGCTGTTGGTTGTAACAACTGCGACAGTTGTGCTAGTTTTACTGTAAACTATTACGACGCGCAACAAACACAACCAGTGCTACCTTGCATAGAGTGTCTTGGACCACTGTAATAAAAATATAAAATAAGTGATAATAATATATGGCGACTACACTAGAAATATCGTACTTTAATTCCTTTTGGCTAAAGAGACTAAAAAACGCTACTCAGTTTCAAGAAAGATTGCCTGACGGTGAACTAGATTTTCTATCAGGTGTAGATCCTGTAGGAGGAGGAATAACAACTGGTACACCAGATATAACTACCGGTGAAGGGTATATTGATTCAAATGTAAACGAAGATTGGTTTGTAGAAGAGGCAAGAATAGAAGGTGGTTTTAATAATGCTTCTGTTGACTTCGGTAATAAAGCTTACATCGTAGAAGAAGAATCTAGACAAGAGCGTAGAAAAAATGCCATAATATATTCAGGTGTATATAATTCTAAAAACGGTATCAACAATAGTAATCAATTTCCTATTGGCGAAGATATTACAAGAGCAGTTGATCCTGCTTCTGGAAGCATACAAAAGTTATTTGCAGAAAATACAAACTTAGTTATATTTCAAGAGCGTAAAGTCAACAGAGCGCCTATAGATAAAGACGTTGTATTTACACAAGAAGGTCAACCTTTAACAGCTAACAGTACTTTAGTCATTGGAACACCAACTCCTTTTGAAGGTAACTTTGGTATCTGTGAAGATCCAAGTTCTTTTGCTACATATGGATACTTTAAATATTTTACAGATAGAGACCGCGGAGTAACAATGCAACTAGGGCCTAATGGTCTTACTGAAATATCTAACTTTGGTATGATTGATTATTTTAGAGATACATTTAACTCTTTAAACTCTCTTTCTAATCAAGAAATTATAGGTGGTTATGATGTTTTTCAAAAAAATTATGTAGTAACTTTAGCATCGCAAACTTTACATTACGATACTTCTGTAAATGGTTGGGTTAGCTTTCAAACATATATACCTGATCTATCAACTAGTTTACAAGGAGAGTATTATACATTTGCTAAAAGTGGTGTTTGGAAACACTACAGTAACAGTAACTACAATACTTTTTACGGTGTAACTACAGAGTCTAGTGTTATTTTTGTGTTTAATCCTCAACCTACACTTACAAAAACTTTTAAAACTATGGAATACACTGGTAGTAATGGTTGGGAGGTTGTTTATTCTAATGTAGATTATACTGGTACAGATACAAATCCACAGCAACCAGCTCTTGGAGAAACTGATTTAGAACAAGAAGGTAATAGAATACTTAGTTACGACGAAGGTTTTTACACTAATAAAGGGGTTAATTATAGAGCAGGTTTTGATAGAAAACAAAATAAATATTACGCACCTATAAAAGCAAATAACGCTACTTTGCCTGGACAGGTAATTTTAGGTGGTGGAATTTCTCCAAACGGATATAGCAACAATAGTGGTATAAAAGGTATGTATTTAACTGTTAAGTTTTCTACCGATGGAATTGCCTCTAAAGAAGATTCTAAACAATTATTTTCTGTAAGTACTACTTACAATAATAGATAAATATAATCATATGAAATTAAATTCAAGAGCACTAACTGAAAATGACTGGAAGTTGTTAGAAAGTTGGTGGAAAGACTGGGGTTGGCCCGTATTAAATAAAGATATATTACCTGACAATGGAACAGGTGGTATTATGATTGAAAATGAAGGTAAGCCAATTGCCGCCGGTTTTTTATACTGGAGTAATTCAGGTTTATGTTGGTTAGACTGGGTAATATCTGATCACAAAGGGAACAAAAGAGCTAGACCTTTAGCAGTAAAGCTATTGATAGAAACAGCAGAAGAACTAGTAAAGGCAGCAGGTAAAAAATGCCTAATGTCAATAAGCAGAAGCAATAGCTTATTAAAAATACATAAAAAACTAGGGTGGACTATAGACGAAACTCCGTCTCATGAAATGATAAAAAGAATAATTTAAAAAAATAACAATATGGCAGCAGTAACAGCAGTGGTAGCTGGAGTAGGCAAAGCGGTAGGAGGAGCAGTACAGGCCGGTAAAGCGCATAAAGAAATGCGTAGAGCTAGAGGAAGAAAACAAAAAGCAAAAGCCGCGATGTTAAAGGCTATGGCGAATAGACAAGAAATAACAAATCCATACGCAGGAGTAACTGATCTATCAGGACTAGCTAGTGATTTATCTTCGCAAATTAGTAATCCTTTTAATCAACTAACAGTATCTACAGCGGCTGCAGAAATGCAAGCTGAAGAAGCTGATATAGCTTTAGCTAATACTTTAGATACATTAGAACAAACAGGAGCAAGTGCAGGTGGAGCTACAGCGTTAGCAATGGCAGCTTTAAAATCTAAAAAAGAAGTAGCAGCTGATATAGGTAAACAAGAAGCGGACAATGCTAAACTAAGAGCTGAAGGCGAGGCCCAGATGATGCGAGAGAAAGTAACAGCGTCTGAAAGATACCAAGACGTGTTAATAAAACAAGGAACAAGAGTTCAAGACTCTGAGATCGCTGGAGAAGTATTTCAATTTCAAGCTCAAGAAAATAGAAGTAACGCAGACATAGCTATGTACTCACAGCAGTATCAAGGTTTTGCAAACCAACAATCACAAGCTTCTCTTTCATCAGCAGCAGGAACAGGACAAATGATTTCAGGTATAGGACAAATAGCCGGTGGTTTACTAGCCCCTCCTGTACCAACAAAGTAACAATAACAAAGACATGAACGAAATAATCAAAGCTCATAACAGTAAAATAAATAGACTTGTTAACGTGTCTCAAGTAAGACGCGCTAATGAGTTAGACTTTTTTACAGACGCTAGTATAAAATACAGAGACTATTTAAACAACCCGCTTGCTTTAAACCCTAACGAAAGCAAAAGTCTTCAAGATGTTATAGTTAATACTTTTTTAGAACAAGCTCAAGACAACGCAGATGGTGTTTTAGTAAGACAAACTAGATTAGCTACTGACATTAAAAACATGAGTCAAGAGCAAATAAAAGAAGATAAAAAATATATTTCTACTTTTTTTACAAGACTAAATGAAATACAGCAACTAGGAGGATATTTAATTGTTGCGGTTGAACCTGTTAAACCTGATAACTTACCTAATTTTATAGCTAATTACAGCAATCTTAATATCAATGGTACAAGCGAAAAAACTAAAGACATGAACATGTTTATGTTAGCTGGTTGGGCGGGCTTGTTTAATTATTTTAACGATGTAAATGTAGAAAAGAATTTTACATTTAGAGAAACAATAAACAAAGAAATAGCAGTATTAACACAAAGAATTTTTATTAAAATCGGTGGTGAAACTTTTGAAAAATATTTACATAAAAAACCATATATTATAGAAGACTTTTTATCAAATAGAAATATATATGTTAATGACATAGGAGAAGCGTATTATATTATGTATGGTGAAGTTGACTCTACTCAAACTCCAGACGGTGATTTGTTAGATTTATATGTAACTGAAGTTCCAGAGCAAATGAACTTAGGTTCTACTTTTGATAATGGTGGTATAATGGTCAACGGTACTCTTCAACCTCAATATTTTTTAGGAGGAACAATACCAAGTGGAGACAGAAACGATCCTGGGCAAGATACTTCTATTCAAATACCTATGTATAAAGTAGAAAAAAATAAAGTAAAAAAATCTATCATCAAACCTATTAATACTTCGGCTATAAATTTAACACCGGCTTATAAAGCAGAAATAAATAATCATATAGCTGGTTTATTCGCTATAGCTAGTGGAAACATTTCTGTATTGTCTGGTTATACTAACAAAAGACTAGGTATTGATTTACCGCTAGGTATAAATGAAGTAGCAACTAAAGAATTACAAAAACTATATGAATCTTTATCTCCAGAAGGTAAGGCTAGTTTTGTAGGTAATAGATATCAGTTTAATACCATATCTAAAAATTCAACTCAAAAAATTAGTTTAGTTGATGCTCAAAAAGCTTTCGTTACTCAATTAATTATGGACTCTAATTTAGATATAAAACTAATACAAGAAGATGTACCAGGTGGTCCAAGTTTTGTAAAAGAAACTTTAACAGATCAAACAAAACAAGGTCAAGATTTAATAAAAGCATTAAACGAAAATCAAATGCCAGTGCCAGATTTTTACAAAAATCAACTAGGTATAACTGAGTGGCAAGCTGGTTTACCTTTATTTTATCAAAAGTTACCAGAAGAATCAAACGAATTACCAGCAGAACTTGACGAACAAACAGCGGCTTTAGTTGCTCAATATTCTTAATATAATTATATGGAAGAAGAAGAAATCACTATAGAGGATCTTTTGAACCTTGACACGTCCAACCAAGTTGTTGAGGAAGAAGAAGAAGTTGTTGAAAAATTACCATCTATGGATATTTTTTTTAATGAAAATTCTAGTTTTGATCCTGTTTCTGAAGTTGAACAAAGCGTAGTCGCAAAAGAAAGTACTAATTCGATAAAACCTAAATTAATCAAAAAGGAAGATATTAAAATTAGTAAACCTGAAGATATTGAAAAATCTACAACACCAAGCATTTTAGAACAAGCTGTAGATATTGGTTCTACTGGTTTGTCTTTAGCTCAAAATCCTGTAACAGGAATTGCAAATTTATTTAAATTAGCTAGAAAGTATGACAAAAACGAAGAAGAAGGTTTTGAAGTTGGTAAAGAGTTAGAAGATATTCCTGAAAGAGTTTTAGCCTCTACGTTAAGTGTAGGTGAAACTTTAGCTAATATTCCAGGGTATTTAAATAGAATTAATTTCAATATTGCTAAATCTTTCGCAGATGAAGAGTTTCAAGAAGAGTTTGATGCTATGGGAGCTCAAGAGCAAGATGATTTCATACAAGATTTCTCTTCAACAATGGCTTCAACAAGACCTGGAACTGGTGGTTTTGTTCAAAGCTTAGGTGAACCAGGAAGAGAAAAAGCAGTTGAATTAAAAAAGTCTGCTGAAAAATGGAGAGAAGACTTAGAGGTTTACGACAATACTATAGGTCAGGCATTTGCGCAAGGGCAATTAATAGAAGGAGCAACAAGAACTTTTGCTGGTGCTGTAGAAACAATACCATCTATAATTCAAGCTATGATACCTGGTGGTTTAGGTATAGGTAGTATAGTAGTAGGTCAAGCCGCTCAAGCTGATGTAGAAAATATAGCTAAAGATGAAAAGTTAAATACAAAAAACTTAATATACTCAACAATTATAGGAGCTTCTGAAGGTTTATTAGAAATTACTACTAGAAAAATAGGTAGCAGAATGTTTAAAGATCTTGCTGGCAAAAGCAAAGAATATGTTGAACAAACGTTAAAAGGAGTTGCTCTAAAGTTAGCCAAAGAAAGTGGAGCAGAAGGTTTATCAGAGTCTGCTACTTTAACTATTAACAACGCTGCGGATAAGTTTATTATGGGTGATGAAAAAGCTTTTGAAAACTACTGGCTAGAATTAGCTGATACGTTTATAATAGGTTCTGCAACAGGTGGTGGTATGAGCGGAGCTGGTAGCGCTGGTACTATAATTCAAAACGCTCAAGCTAATAATTCTATACGTAGAAACATTAAAGACAGTCAATACAACTCTGTTCTTGAGGCTTTTGACAAAACAGAAGCTACAGAAGATAAAATTAAACTAGTAGAAAACAAGTTTGCTAATAGAAAATTAGACTTAGAATTAAAACAAAAAGTATCGTTAGGTGATTTAACAATAGAACAAGCTAATGATGTAAAAACAAATTTTAGATCAACTCAAGGAGCTGTAAACCAAATAAAAACTTTAAATTTATCTGATGGCGCTAAACCAGAAGTAGTAAATTTATTACAAGAAAAAAATAAATTATCTCAAGAAATAAAAAGTGTTAATGAGCCAGCACTAACACAAGAAGAGTCTAATAGAGTTAAAGAAATAGACAAGCAACTTAATGATATAGTTGTTAAAGATAAAACAACAAAAATAGACGTAGGAGCTAAAGCTGTGGCCGAACAACTAGAAGTTGGTATAGAAACTTTTGATACAACAGAAGATACAGCAGGTGCTATAGAAACTCTTAAAAATCAAGGTGGTAAAGTAGATATAAAAAATTCTACTGATTATGGAACTATAGTTGAAATACCAAATGATCAAGGTGGTATTGACACTCAGATAATTATAAATAAACAAGAGGCGGCTGCAGATAACGTTGTTACAACTAGTCAACATGAAGTTTTACATGCTGTATTAAGTAAAACAACAAAAGGTAATCCAGAAGCTACTATAGCTTTAGGTAAATCACTTTTAAATGAGTTAAGAAGTGATGGTGTTAATTTAGGTGGAGAATTTGAAGCTAGACTAGATCAATACGTTAAAGATCCTAACATAAGTGAAGCTGATGTAATGGAAGAAGTGATGACATTGGCTAGTGAAGGTTTAACTAATGGTGAAATTACTATAAACGAAAGTACTCTTACTAAAATAGGTAATGCTATAAAAAAATTCTTTGGTTTAAATAACTTGAACATAAGATTTAACACTGGTAAAGATGTTTTAAATTTTATAAGAGATTATAACAAGTCTGTACAAAAAGGTAAAGGATTAAGTAAAAGCCAACTGAAAGTTGCTAAAGAAGGAGCTAAAGGTAAACTTATAGATAATGCTAAAACTGAAATAGAAACTATAATTACTAAACAAAGTAAATCCCCACAAGGAGAGCAAGCTTCTTCTAAAGTTCAAGAAATATATGATGCTAAAGGCAAAGATGGCGCTTTTGAAATAATACAACAGTATGAAGGTATGGCTAATAAAATAGCCAACAAGTACCAAGAAGTTCCTGGTTTTGAAAGACAACTGCTGGTTGACGAAATTTTAACAGGAAAACGTGGCCTTATAGATTTAATAAACGAATATAATCCTGAAAAAAACGATAGTGCTCCTGCTTTTTTTAACACATATCTAAAATCTAGAGCTATAGAAGCAGCAAATAGAGTTTTGGGTAAAGAATTTACTGTAGACGTTACAGAGGCAAAAGGAGTTATAGCTACTGAAACAGAAACAGAAACAGAAACTGTTAGTAGAAAAGTTAAAAAACCTAGTGAAACTACAGTTTTTGATAAAGCTACAGAAACTAAAATAGATGAAGCAATAAATAAAAACTTTAAAGGTGATGATGTTAAGTTTTCAGAAACTAAAAACATACCTAAAGAAGTTGCTGATATATACGCAGAAAGTCTAGGTATTAATCCTGAAACAATTGTAGATAAAAGAAGAAATTACTCTAAAAAAGACGCAGAAGGTTTAACTAAAGCAAAGCAGCTTTTACTTAAAAACGCTAAAGATGACTATGCTCGCTTACCTGAATTAAAAGATGACTTTGGCAAAGGTACATTTGTACCTAAAAACGTTAAAGACGCTTTATATACTGATGGTAAATTAACTGGTACTTTAAAAGACTACATAGATCTTATTAGAGAAAAACCAGTTAAACCTATATATAGAGACCGTGTAGGTCAAACTATTAGAGGTTTATTAAATTTAACTATTAGAAATCGTATACTAGAAACAGCACAACCTTTACAAGCAAAACGATTACAGTCAGGCGCTAAGTTTAGTAAGAAAAAAATAACAATTGAAAATAACGAAGGTAAAAAACAGTTAGAAGAAATTGCTCAAGCTAGAGACATAAACAAAGCCGCTAAAGCTATGGGTATTGAGGGTAAAATTGGAGTAACTCCTGGTAATTTACTTGAAAAACAAGAAGCAGTGCTAAAAGCTCTTAAAGATTATAAAATATCTGAAGCGGCTTTTTTAAATTCTAGATTTTCTAATTTTGGTAGAAGAAAAGTAGATGATGTTTATATTAATGAACCTGCAAAAGGTAGTTTATATTTTGGAACAAAAGACCCAGCTTATAAAAAAGCTTTAGCGCAAGTTAAAGCAAATGATATTAAAAGCGGTAAAAAACCTAAACGTGTAAATGCTAACACAGCGGGTACAAACAAAGCTAATATTCAAAGTGATATAAATATTGACGCGCTAGAGTCTGTGGCTTTAGAACTCGAAAAAGCTGTAAAAGCTGGGATGCCAGTTGAACTTGCGGCTTTATTTATAAGCTCTGGCTATCAAGCCACTTCTGGTTTAGTTAAAATATCAGCAAAGTTTGTAGGAGAGTCTACAAATCCTCAGTACGCTAAAGAAGGTAAAAACAACCAAACAACAGGAGAATATAAATGGAGAGAAGAACATAGTCCTCCAGCTTCAGTTGTTGGCGCTAGTATAATATGGGCTATTAAAAATGGTCAAGTAAAACAAATATTTCCTTTTATAAAACAAAATTATATTCAGGTTAAACTCTCTAAAGCTGACGATGTAAAAATAGACAGGGCTGGATTAGACGCTACGTTACCTGATGGAGTAAGCATACTAACGCCAAACGCTGGTATTAGAAGGTTTGCAGCATCTAATATAAATCTAAATACAATAAAAGATTTTAAAACAGGTAAAACTTTTGCTGATATAATGAATGTAGGTGTTACAAACAAAGCTAGCAAGAAAAACCCTAATATAATTTATGCTCAAAACTCTTTAATATCAGAGCAAATAACTAGTGATTTAGACGGTAAAACAACTAAAGCTAGAATTAAAGCTTATGAACCGATTGCTGATTTAGAGTTTAAAGCTAGTAAAAAGAACACTACTAAATTTGGTGATAAAGTTAACAATGAAATGACTGTGGCTGATCAGCTAACAATGTTAGGTGTTTATGATAAAGCTGCTTCTTTAGGTAGAAAACTAGACACACCTAAAAAAGGTATTAGTGTATTTGATTTTGATGACACATTAGCTGAAACAAAAGAAAAAGTTATAGTAAATAATTCAGATGGAACTACAGTAGAAATAAGCGCTGCTAAATTTGCAGAGCAAGCTAGTGAATTACAAGAAGCTGGAGCTACTTTTGATTTTTCTAATTTTGAAAACGTAGGTAAAGGTACTCAAAAAGGACCACTTGCTGATTTAGCTTTAAGGCGTCAAGGTAAGTTTGGTAGTAAAGATATATTTGTATTAACTGCTAGACCTCAAATAGCTGCTGAAGGAATTAAAAAGTTTTTAGATGGTATTGGACTAAGTATACCATTAGCAAATATAACAGGTTTAGAAGATGGATCACCTGGCGCTAAAGGTAATTGGATTGCTGGTAAAGCAGCTGAAGGCTATAATGATTTTTATTTTGCAGATGATGCTTATAAAAACGTGCAAGCTGTTCAAGAAGTTTTAAGTCAAATAGATGTAAACTCAGTTGTTCAAATAGCCAAGTCAAGTAAAAAAATAACGTTTGACAAAATATTTAACGATATATTAGAAAGTTCTACAGGTATAAAATCTTACAAAGAATACTCTGCAGCTAGAGCTCAAACAGTTGGAGCTAACAAAGGTAAATTCACTTTCTTTAATACACCATCTGCTGAGGATTTTACAGGTTTACTTTATAAAACTTTAGGTAAAGGAAAAGTTGGTGATGCTCAAATGGCGTTTTACAAAACTAACTTATTAGATCCATACAACAGAGCAGAACTTGCTGTAACTAAAGCTAAAATAACTGCTGCTAACGATTTTAAAGCACTTAAAAGAAATTTAAAAACACTACCTAAGTCTTTATCTAAACAAACAGGTATTGGTGGCTTTACTTTTTCACAAGCAGCAAGAGTTGCAGCATGGACAAGACAGGATATGAATATACCTGGATTATCTAAACGTGATATAAAAGAATTAAATGATTTTGTAAATAATGATGCAGAACTAAATACATTTGTTGATGAATTAATTAAAATACAAAAAGGTAAACCATATCCTAAACCTGGTAAAAACTGGTTAGGTGGTACAATTACTTCTGATATATTAAATGAAATAAACAAAGTAAATAGAAAAGCTTATTTACAAGAGTGGCAAGAAAATGTTGATATTATATTTTCAGATAAAAACATGAATAAACTAGAAGCTGCTTATGGTCCTAACTATGTAGAAGCTTTACGTGATCAACTAGCTAGAATGAAATCAGGCTCTAACAGACCAATAGGAGGTTCTAGAGTAGTTAACAATGTATTAGACTGGTTAAACAACTCTGTTGGTGCTGTTATGTTCTTAAACACAAGATCTGCTGTACTACAAACGTTGTCATCTGTAAACTTTATAAATTTCGGTAATAATAATATATATAAAGCAGGTAAAGCTTTTGCTAATCAACCGCAGTTTTGGAAAGACTTTAAAACATTAATGAACTCTCCTTATTTAGTTGAAAGACGTAATGGTTTAAAAATAAACGTAAGTGAGTCAGAAATAGCAGATGCTGTAGCTGAATCTTCTAACAAACCTAAAGCAGCTATAAGTTATTTACTTAACAAAGGTTTTATATTTACAAGAATAGCAGATAGTTTTGCTATTGCTGCTGGTGGTTCGGCTTTTTATAGAAATCAAATAGATGCTTACGTTAAAGATGGTATGGATGTTAAAGAAGCAGAGAAAAGAGCGTTTGATGATTTTTATGCTATTGCAGAAGAAAATCAGCAATCTAGTAATCCAAGCAAGATATCCCAACAACAAGCGTCAGGTGCTGGTCGTGTAATACTAGCTTTTGCTAACACACCAATGCAGTATGCTCGTATAATAAAAAGATCTAGTCAAGATCTTATAAACAAAAGAGGTGACTGGAAAAGTAATGTATCTAAAATAGTTTACTATGCAGCAATACGAAATATAGCGTTTAACGCGTTGCAAAGCGCTTTGTTTGCTGAGGCGTTTGGTGAAGACGAAGAAGAAGATGAAAAACAAGCAAATAGACAAGGCAGAATAGCTAATGGTATGGCTGATTCATTGCTTAGAGGTTTAGGTATACAAGGCGCGGCTGTATCAGCACTTAAAAATTCTTTAATGACTATAGCTAATGAAAATGATAAAAAATCTCCTAAGTTTGTAAAAGCTGTTTATGACTTGTTTGATTTTTCTCCACCATTAGATTCTAAGTTTAGAAAACTAAGATCAGGCGCTAATACTATTACATGGGAAAGAGAAAATATAAAAAACAAAGGTTTTGATTTAAATAATCCAGCATATTTAGCTGGTGCGCAGGTTATATCTGGTTTGACAAATCTACCGCTTGATAGAGCTATACAAAAAATAAATAATATTAGAGCTATTATAAGTAACAGTTCTCAAAACTGGCAAAAAGTTGCTATGGCTCTAGGTTGGTCAACTTGGGATGTAGGTTTGCCATATTACGGTGTTGAGGACAAAGTAGAAATGACACCTCAAATGATACTTAAAGAAAAAGTAATTGTTATGAAAAAAGAAACTAGCACTAAACAACAAAAAGAAACGTTGTTAAAACTAGGATTAACTAAACAACAAATAAAAGATTTAAAATACGAAGAAGCAAGAGTTAAAAAAATAATTGAACTACAAGAAAAAAAAGATGGTAAAAATTAAAAAACTTTGGAACTCATTAATGTATAAATTAATGTTTAAGAATTACGAATGTGAATGTAAAAACAAAAAATAAAAAATGGCACAAGAAATTGGCGAACAAACTAAAGTAACACTTGATCTTAAAACTATAGGTACAATAGTAGGATTTACTATAGCACTAGCTACAACTTATTTTACTTTAAAATCTGAAATAGCCGTCGCTATGATAGAGCCTAAACCTGAAATATCTAGTGTAGAGTTTAAATACAAAGATGAACTAATAAGATCTAATGTAGAAAAAGTTATAGAACAAGTAGACAACATTGAAAAAGATGTTGAAGAAATTAAAGAAATGATGAAAACTTTAGACGCAAGGTTGTATGAAATACAAAAAAATAGATGAAACAAGTAGTTATAATATTAGCATTTTTATTTACAAACTTAAGCTTTAGTCAATTTAAAGATGACATAAGCGTAGTACAATTTAGCGCAAAGTTTTTAGTTGACAAGCAAATATCATTAAAAAAGTTTAAAGAATTTAACATACATACTTTATTTATAAGTGAGCATGGTAAGTTTTTTAAAGAAGAAAAAGTAGAATATCTACCAACAATAGTACTATACAATAATGGTGATGAAATAATCAGAATACATGGAGGTATGTCTTTAACTTTACCAGAAGATACAGCTAAGCAATTACAAAAACA